AAAATATCTAAATTTTCAAATACTATTTGAGAAAATCCAGTCGTACTTTCTGATCTTTGTTTAGTAACATCATCACTAGGCGTAAATACGAAAGAACCTTCATCATTTTTTCCAATTAATGCACTTCCACGCTTTAAAGTCAGTTGTGTGACAGATGAATCAATTGATAATGGAACAGTAAGAGTTACTGTTGCTTTTGGTGCTGTAGCACCTCTTGGAACATATCCAAGACTTTTTGCAAGAGAGACAACGTTTTCTCTAATTGATGCAGAATCTAAAAATACCTCATTGGCAACTAAATTTGCATTTAATGCGCTGTAGTAAGTATTATATGCCAGCACATCAATAAATTGTGATAATACAGACCCCTCAAAGTTATAATCAGTAAAAGTTTCTGAAGAGCGCATAAACTCCCGTAAACTTTGCTTTACGTCCTCAAAATCTAAATTAGTAACTTGATTGAATGCCATTATACTTTTTCCAGGATGAGACTAATTGATTGTTGATCTAAGGGAGAACCAATAATAGTAAAATTTACATTAAATTTAATAGAGTTGTTTCTAACATCTTCAAAAATATCAATATCGTCAAAGGTAACTCTAGGTTCATAAAATTTAATAGCATCTTCAATCTCTAATGCTAATCTATCAGAGACTATACTATTAAAATTTTCAAATAATAAACCATTCGATGACGTACCAAATAAAGGATCAAAGAATTTTTCACCTAATTGGGTCATGACAATATTTTTTACTGACTGTTTAATGGCATCTTCATTTTTTAGCACCCCAATATCACCAGTAACGGGATGTCTGGTAAAATTGGGGTTAACATCAACAAATTTTTTAGATATTGATGGCATTTTCAGTCTCTTTATATTTTATATATCTTACTTTTTCTGATCTTTTTTCATCTTAGATGATTTTTTTAGATAATAATCCGATTTAGGGTCAGTGATTAACACCATTCCGGATTTTTTGAAATCTTCACTTTGATCTGGTACAGGATTTACTGCCATTTTAACTCCAAAAAAGAACAAGTTTGTCCAAATTATATTTATTCACTCTTTTCTTCGGGTGTTTTCCAAAAATAATCATCAGTATCACCCAATCTACCCCATCGTACACCCTGCTCAACCTGATAATACTCAGTAGAAACCTTAAAATCTGGCATTTTAGGTTCTTGAGGGGTAATTGACAGGTCAAAAATTCTAATTCTGTTGTTTGGATACAGTGCAAACTGTCCATTTTCCAACAAAATGCAATTATGGGACTTATGTTCCTCTGGAACTTCACTAACATTAGTATTTGTAATGTCTATATCAGGATGAAAATTGTCTAATGTGAACAAATACTCTCCAGACATTGCCCCAAAATTACGAGTTCGACATACAATGTCCATAGAACCGATGAATTGCTTCTCAATACAACGCACTCCATAGTCCATACAATTCCAAAATTGAAGGTTAGGTAGGTCTAAGTCATTTTCAGGCAGTTCAGGGCGACTCAGGAAGGCACTGATGGGCAATTTATCGAACATTGCAGCGTACTCTGGTAGGTACGTCTCAAAATAAAAAGCACGTCCAGGTATCGATTTTGCCGACACCCAAACGCCTTCTACGAATTCTCCATGACCGTCAATATGATCTCTAAGATATTCTTTACGAACCCATACCTTCTGTGCTGGTAAGTTGACGACTAATTGACTCATGTACTATTCCTCTTTATAAGTAGGTGGATGAAAGTTGCAATACTCGTTAAAAGTAATCTTCATCTCTTTTACTGACAAATTGCAATTTGCTGCTGCTTTTGGAAGGTTCCATTTAGCACTCCACAGCATCTCCATTGATTGTCTAGTCTCAGGTCTCAACGTCCTTGCCCCCTGTAACGCTTTTTCTTGCCATTACGAGAGGTAGCAGACAATTTTGTATGTTCAGAACTACCTTGGCGAGTTTTTTTGGGTTTTCCGGGTATGAAATCAACACCATTCATACCAATTTTAGAACGCATTGCCATAGATTTAATATTTAAATAAGAACGAAGTGAGCATAGCAGATATTAATTCTCCTGTCAATAGTTAGGAGAATAATCCTGCAAAGACATTTGGACTTCCTTGAGCAATCCTGTCTCCGCAGGCAATAAAATCACCAACCCTACCTGGAGGACGAAAATTAAAATAAACATTCAGAGGACCCTGTGAGATAGGTCTAATAAGGTGTGGAGGGGGCGGATTAGTGCCGGGGCATGCATGTGGTGCAAACAGGTCTCCTACACGCCCTGCAGGACCTCCTATCCCTGCGAAAGTTGCTCCAGGAGCAAGAGATGCCGGGGATGGGCAATTGATGAAAACGTTTGGTGAACCTTGAGTTAGTGCTGTTGGTGGATAACAGATATGTCCAGTACTCAATGCACCCATATATGTACAACCTCTCATAAATTAATCTCCTATAATGTTTTTTTGCGTGGATTGGGAAACTGTAATGGATTTCTCCCTAATTGAGTTTGCACTTTAGTCACAAACCTTTGTGCAGCGATATCCTTATCGTCATACACAATTTGTCTAATTGTATATGTACCAGCACCAATTCCACAAGAACTTGTAATGACAAGAGTATATTGCACAACAATAACAAATCTTGGATCCGGAAAATAATGAATCATATGATCCACTGCTGGTAAATCAGCAATTAATCCAGCAACTGGTTCCCCAGCAATAGGTTTTGAAATAACCGGATTTAGGAAAGGTTGTCGTATTGCAGGTGTTGCTGTTAATTGATTTACTGTACCATAGTTTGATGAATATCCAGAAGGACCTACAACTGGCACAGGTGCATGTACGGGAACTGTTGAAAGATCACTGCGATATTTATATTCTTTATTGGGAAATAAGTAATCAGTATAACCACCTGGAGCATCTATACTTAATGTTGCTGTTACTGGTCCGGTTAAAACTCCAGTTGTGATAACACCAGCACCAAGAACTGTGGCAGTTCCAGGTGTCAATCGTAAAGTAATACCAGGATCACCGTTATAGGGTGCAGGTGCAATAATTGGTGTGAAATTAGTTACAGTAATACTCCATATCTCTGGTACTGGTGGATTCCCAGGACAAAAGGTTCCGGTCCAAACATTTGGAGTCCATACCGCAGGTTTACCAACAATACTTGGTAACGGTTGTATGGGTGTGTATACGGTGGGTATTGGCATAAGTTTAATTAAAATCCATCCTGACGACCAGGTTCTGCTAATGTGATACTTTTTGCTTCTCTTCGAGAAGGTAATGCTGCAATTATAGTACCATATCTTTCAGCACCAGACAAGTAATTATTAATTACGTTCTGTCTAATCTGTACAGTGGCAGCACCATACTCTGTACCACCCATATCAGGAACATAGCGAAAGACTGCTCCGGTTCCTACTGGTGGTTCTCCTGATGTTCCTTGGAAATTGCCTGTACCTGTGGGAGCAGTATCTGATGCACCTGCTACTACCACACGATACAAATTACCACCGCTAGTGACGTAACTACCAACGGTATAGGACCCTATTGTCCATGGAGAACTATTCCAGGCAGGTATACTACTAGTCACAGTAAAAGTATAAGTGATATCACGATTAGTCACTGGATCCTGTAGATATCTCAAGATAAATGCATCCGAAGGAAATTCTAATGATAAATCAAGAACATTTCCATTAATAGCAGTCTGAGAAGAATTACCCTGCCTAATACGATAGGCATCAAATTTATCATCAGCATCTTGAGGTTTTATTATTATTATCGATTCTTCAAATTGAGCTTTTATTTCTACTGTCGATGCATCTAAATTTAAAATTGCATTTTCAAACTGAGTATCAGTAACAAACGTAGGCAATTCACCTTCGGCATTTAAAATAGAACTATTGTTAAATCGTTTCTGCTCATTAGGAAAGTCAATACTCAAATGCTGAGGAATAACTGTATAATCTTCATTCTTATCAAAGTAATAATCCCATTCTTCATTAGGAAATAACAATCTGGTATAGTTACCTTCTACATGAATTGTAATAGTGTCTGGATAGGTTGCACTGACACTGATATTGCTGAGATTATTCTTATCACATGTGGTAGTACTAATGACTGTACCACTTCCATTTTTTTTAATTAATTGTACTACGATGTCTTCATCGATGAAAGGAGTATTTTCTAAGATGTTTGGACTGAAACTATCAAAGGTCACCGTAATCGTTTCTTCCCTTTCAATTGTAAGTAACGCGGGGTTTTTACCTGTTGACGTACCCTGACTCGTATAATAGTCATTCGGTTGACTATACCAGTCCGGACGACCATCAATATCAAAACCTAAAGTATCAAATCGTACATCTAACCACCTCACAAACCCTGCATCATCCGTCTGAGTCAGATCATCATCATAATAGACGTATCGATCTGTTGCAGTGGTATATCCAGTAATACTGAAATCTACACTGACAAACTGATCAACATTCATAAATGTTTCTGAGTCATTACTGTATGCATTCGGTACATATTGTTGTACTCGAAATACTCCGCCATAATCTTTCAGTGCTGCAGTATGGGCAGGATATGCCGGAGGTGCTGGTGTAACTGTCGGATCAACATACTCTGCAGGAAAGGTCACGGCAGCATCCTCCGTACCAATCTCATGTTTTATAAACAATCCCGTAATCTGTCCGGCATTATATGTGTACGTTGATAGAATTACCCCTTGATATACGGTATTTCCTTCACTGTCCGTACCTTCAACGACGAATACGAAAGTTTTTTCATCATCTGGATTATTAATTGCCCAAGTAATCGCACCACTACTACTGTTAATATTGAAACTACTTGCATCAGTTCCACTGAGAGCATAACTGACTGCATTTGGTATACTTCCAGACCAATTGACACTATCTCCAATGGATTCTGTTCCACTGAAGGTTAGTGTCTCTGCTACTGATGTTCCTGCTGCTGGTACTGATATATTACCAAATTCTTCAATAATACTTGGATAGTATGGCATTACTTATTCTTCGGTGCTGTGATCCTCTTTAAAATTTAACATCCAAAAATCTTCTGCCCCTTCATAATCTCTGAAATAATAAGTTTCATTATTTGGAGCATCTAGTATGAAACGATCAATAAATGAATCGTAACTGATCATAGGTTCATCTTTTAACATTTTGTCTCCATCTTGAGTATACTCCAAATAACTTAAATAATCATCCATATCAATGGACATAAAATATATAACTGCTTAGGTATATATTAATTTAGGTTGTTCTCCTCTTTCT